AAACTTTATCAAGTCTCTGTTCAAAGGGCTGTGGTCTGCCTTTGATATCAGGGACCTTCTCACCTATGGCGGCCTCCTTTCGATTGGATATGGCTTCTATCGCCTGTTCCCGTGGTTGGGGTTTGTCGTTCTTGGTGTTGTTTCAATGCTCCTGGGCCTTGGCTGGCTCATAAGGATTCCGCGCAATGGGTAGTATTGCGAACATGGAAAAACGCATGGCGATGGGCGCGCTTGATGACAGTTGGTATCATCCCGGCGGGTCTTTTTACGGCGGGTCTGGTGGCACGCCAACTAAGGCGGGATCCCCTGTTTCGGAGATGAACGCTATGCAACTTGCCGTTGTGTGGTGCTGCATCAAGGTATTGTCAGAAGACACCGCCTCACTTCCCCTGCACTTATACCGGAGGGACGGTAAAAAGGGCCGAGACAAGGTTTTTAACGATCCACGCTATAGGCTCCTTCACGACTCCCCGAACCCGGAAATGACGGCTATCTCTTTCCGCGAAACGTATATGTCGCACCTCGTAGCATGGGGGAACGCTTACGCAGAAAAAGAATTTGGAAAAGGTCTGCTTGGCCGGAATCAGGTTGTTGCCCTGTGGCCTATCACCCCGAACAGGGTGACAGTGAAACGCGATGAGCGGAAGCAGATTTATTACCATGTCAGCATGACCGGAACCGGCCTGCCTGATGTGGATCTTCCAAAAGAAAAGGTGCTCCACACCCCCGGCCTGTCCTTCAATGGCCTTGTTGGATATTCTCCCATAGCTGCGGCACGGGAAGCAATCGGCCTCGGTAAGTCTCTTGAAGAGTTCGGAGAATACTATTTTGGGAATGGGACGCACCCCGGCGTGATTGTCTCTCACCCCGGCAAACTATCCCCGGAAGGACACGCAAACATAACGGGGGCCCTGTCGGAAAGCCATAGCGGTCTCGGGAAGTCTCACCGACTCATGCTTCTTCAGGAAGGCATGAAGGTTGAAAAAATAGGCATCCCCAACAACGAGGCACAATTTTTAGAGACCCGTTCTTTCCAGAACATAGACATAGGCTCCCGAATTTACCGGCTCCCCCCTCAGATGTACGGCGAGTACGACAAAGCCAGCACATACGCCAGCGCGGAGCAATTCAACCTTGATTATGTTGTCAAAACCCTTCGGTCTTGGCTGGTACGGCTTGAGCAGTCTTACAATATGTCGCTATTGTCGCCCCACGAGCGCGGCGAATACTTCTTTGAACATGCGATAGAGGGGCTCTTGCGTGGTGACGCGGCGGCCCGCTCTGCTTTCTACAGCGCACTTTTCCCGCTTGGCGGGATTACCCCTAACCAGATTTGTGAACTTGAGAACTGGAACCCCATAGGGCCGGAAGGTGACAAGCGATTTGTGCCCCTGAACATGGTCCCGCTCGACGAAGCGGGGCAGCCAGAAGCAACTCCACCCACGACACAGCAAAATAGCCTTACATATCGCTCACGCCTTGAGAACGCCTACCTTCGATTATTCTCCGATGCGGTGGGAAGGATTACCCGGCAGGAAGCGCAACGAGTCAACTGGCTCCGAAAGAACGGCGGGGATATCGAAGAGTTCTACAGGGATTTCCCTGACTTCATAGAAAAACAGGTCAACCCGGTCTTTCTGAGCTTCTCCGAGGCTGTGACTGGCATGGAAACAGAGCTAAACGGCCTGAAATATGACGATTTTAAGGCAGAAATCGAGCGATTTATCACTATTTATGCCGGTAATTTTGCCGCTGAATATATCCAGGAGCGTCTTATTGATGTGGATGAGCCTGAAGATATTGACATAAACGAAATCGCAACGGATCAAATCAGGGCTTTGATGGACTCAGTAATAAAACATTTGGAGCTGTTGAGCGGATTTAAGGGAAGTGTTCCCCTACAAAAACCATTCAATAAGGCCGACAAGTGAAAAAGCAATATGAACGGGCAGTCAAACCACCATACGACACCCGGGAAGACGACAAAAAGAAAGGCAAAGAGGACAAGGGCCATGAAAGAAAAAAGAAAAGCCGCTGAATTAAGGGCGATCACAGGCGAGGACGGAAGCCCCAAAAAAATAGTGGGCTATGCCTCGGTGTTCGACAAACCTTCTGAGGACATGGGGTTTATTGAGTACGTCCGCAAAGGAGCTTTCAAAAACGCCCTTTCTCGGTCGGATGCACGCGCCCTGTTCAACCACGACACCGACACGATCCCACTTGGAAGGCAGAGCGCCGGAACATTGATTTTGAAAGAGGATGACAACGGCCTCTACTACGAGATTACACCCCCGGACACGCAGAGTGCGCGGGATCTGATGACCTCCATTGACCGTGGCGACATCAAGGAATCCTCTTACGGCTTCACGGTCGCGGTGGATGAATGGGATTACTCAGATAAGGACATGGTGAAGCGGACAATCATTGAAGTGAAAGAAGTGTTTGACGTTTCCCCGGTGGTGTTCGCGGCCTTTAACGACACCTCAGTGGCACTCAGGAAGATGGAAGAAAACAGAAAGAACGCTGCCCCGACGGACGGCGATGAAGGCAACCTTGACCCGATGGTTGAGCATGGCCTGATAGCAGAAGAGGACAACTTGTATCGCAAAATCAAAGGAATCAAGGAGGAAAAATCAGATGAATAAGTATCAGTTACGAATGAAAGCCGCCTTTGAAAAAATGGAGGCTATCAGGAAGAAAGCAGAGGGCGAGAAAAGAGCCATGACCGCCGAAGAGATTGAAGAGCGGGCAACCCTGAAGGCCGAAATCGAATCCGCCGAAGTGGAGATGAAGTCGGTTGAAGCAGAGGAAGAGCTTCGCTCCAAACTGTACGGCGACGAAGGCAACGGCAACGCCATGACGGTTGAAGGCAACCCCACCATAACAATACCGGACGCTCCTATCTATCGCGGTTCCAATGCCTCTGCGCTGGGGCAGCAGCTTCTCGATATTAAGACCATGAAGACTGGGAATGGAGATGTTGCAGGTGCGAGATCACGGCTTGAAAAAGTCGAGAAACGCAACCAGATAACCCTTGAGGCGCAGGCCAAGAAAGAAAACCGTGCTGCTGCAACGGGTGGATTTACGACTGGCGTACCCTCCGATGGTGGGTTTTTCCTCCAGGGCGAGACCTCAATGGACCTGATGACCAATGGTTTTAACAACTCCGTTGTTCTTCCCAGATGCGATTCGAGAACACTCGGTGCTGGAACTCAGTTTATCGAAGTCACCATGATAGACGAAACGAGCAGGGCTAATGGATCCCGTGGCGGTGGAGTGCGGGTTTATACGACCGCCGAGCTGGGCGAAATGACAGCATCAAAAACCAAGTTCCGCCAGTTAAGGATAGAGCCAAAGAAACTGACTGGGCTTTATTATTCGAGCGGAGAAATGGACAAGAACGTGACCTTCCTCGGACAGGAAATGCGTAAGCTGTTTGGTGAAGAGTTCGCTTTTAAATGTCAGGACCTTGTTATAAACGGAACCGGCGCAGGCGAGCCCCTTGGTATTCTGAACGCCGATTGTCTAGTTTCAGTAACCAAGGAAACTGGGCAGACCGCAGATACCGTCATGACCGAGAACATCCTGAAAATGGAGTCTCGCCTGTGGCGTGAAGGCCCCGGTGTTTGTTACCTTGTAAACCGAGAGACCAAACCGCAGTTGTCAACAATGAGCCTGGCAGTTGGAACCGGTGGTGCCCCTGTTGCGCTCTACAAACAGGAATTTTATCAGGGAGTCATGCAGGCATCCTTGAACGGATTCCCCTGTTTCACCATTGAGCAGGCAGCGGCCCTGGGTGATGCCGGCGATGTTATCCTTGCCGACTTCGGGCAGTATTACACGGCAAACAAGGGCGACATCAACGAGGCAATGAGTATTCATGTCGAGTTTATTTACGACCAGAATACCTATCGGTTCCTCTACTTCTTCGACGGACAGCCCAAGTTGAAATCGGCAATTACGCCTTACAAGGGATCGGCAACTGTTGGTCCGTTCATCGTTACCGCTGCAAGGTAAATATCGGGGAGAAATCCCCAAGAAATAGGAGGTAAGCAAATCATGAAATTAGCAGAAGAAAAAAAGATTGTCCTTGTTGCGAGTGCCCTTAATCTGGCGACCGGCGCAACTCAGGAAACAAAAGGCATCAACATGAAGAATTTTCACCGCTGCACGTTCCTGATCGATGTCGGAACGATGGGTGGGGCAAATTCTACCCTGAAGGCATATAGCGGCGCGGCAGATGGAACCTTATCTTCCGCCATTGCGTTCAAATACGCATACGGCGGCTCGACAAGTATATGGGGAACCATTGCGGCGGGTGCCGATGTCCTGGCGGCCGAAACTACCGTAACCGCTGCGACCGGGCTTGTTATCGCCCAGGCGACATATCCAAATTATCTCCTGGTTGTCGAAGTCGAGGCGACCATGATGGATGTTGCCAATAGCGAAAACTGGCTGATGCTTGAGTTCACAGACGCAGGCGGAGCCACTGGCCTCGTGAGTGTCTTTGCTGTCCTGGAGCCTCGTTATACCAGTAACCTTTCAGAGACAGCCCTTTAAAAATTGAGATAGGGGGCGGCCCGAAAATGGCCGTCCCTCTCTCAAGGGAGATATTGAAATGCGGAATGAAGAAGTGAAGCAAGTTTATGAGATTGCCCGTGAGGTTGTGAAAGAAAATGCAGCCTCAATTATGCCGGTCAAAGAGTACGATGACGCCACCCTCAAAGAAGAGATTACCAAGCTGAAAGGCGAAGTAACCTCCCTTCAGGGCGAAATCAAGACGCTCAAAGAGCCGGTCAACAAAAAGAAGTAACAACCGGGCGAGGTCCGAACAGGGCCAGTCCATAGGAGAAATATCATGTCAAGTTATAGTCCTTCAACACTGGCAAGAATTGCCGATATCAAGAACGGGATATTTGTCGAGTCCTCAGAGTCAGAGTGGGATGTCTGGGGAAAGAAGACTCAGCGTTATTACTTTACAGTCTATAACCGGGTCATCATCCACGCGCTTTTTGCCGAAGTGACGGAGACGATAGCGGGGGCCGTTCAGACGGTTTTTAATTACATCCAGGACACCCCGTCAATCGCACTGGCGGCTTTGAGTACGGTTCACGCGAGCATTGACACTTATGTTCCCGGTACCAGGCTCACATACGTTGGCGGGTCAGTCACAGCGACGGCGATCACACTGTCAACAGGTGCCATTTCCTATCTTCCTTCTACCATACCGACCATCTTGGGAGTTACACCGCTTGATGGTGTTACGAGTGTCGGGAGAATCGGGTTTTTGTCTTCTGTTGCTGATGCTACTGATGGCACCCTGAAATTCGGGGTTTTATATACACCGCTCGATCCGGGCGCATACATAGAAGCCCTAATATAAGGGGGTGGTGATATGACCGTATGCCTTGAAACTACAATACAGAGATGGAACGGACAAGAGGGCGACCAGGCGACCATTGAAGACGCGCAGGAAGGCTCGACCTTTCACGCGGTGGACACGGGCGCAAAGTATATTTATCACAACGGCGGATGGGTTGAGGACCTTAGACTCATTTACGCCCTACAACACGTTTAACGGGAGGATTTAACCATGTACGGAAAAACAGAAGCAGGAGTTGGTTTACCTGTGCTGGTAGATTCCAGCGGGAAGTTGCAAGTGAAGCAGGTCGGAAGTCCTTACTACGAGAAACGCCGCAACATATACATTGCGGCAAACCAGACCGGGTGCGTGTGGACGGTGGGCCTTGCAACCACATATACCGGCCTGTGTCTGAGCAACCCGCTTGGATCGGGAAAGAACCTCTCAATCTTGGGCGTGTCACATCAAGAGGTTGTCGCGCCTACAGGTATCGCGGCGGTGTACCTTGCCGGACTGTATCATGCAACGGCAGTTACCCATAGCGTCGCGTCAACGATTATGAGAGCGAGTATTGGCCCGGCAGATTC